AAAAACCTGATGGAATGGGGTCTTCGGATGATTGTCATGGAAATTGGAACCGAGGATGAGATTGAAAGAGCAAAGAGAGGTCTCATGTTCTATGATGAACTTTCACTCAAAACGCTCCAAAAACTCCATGCGTTTGAGAAAAAGATTTACGATGACTACAAGGAAGAGTGTCACATGAAATGGAACTCAAATGTGGAAGATGCCGAGAAGAAGGTCAGGGAGTCTGAGAAAAAGATGGATACCTTAGAGAGGGCGTGTATAGAGAGAGAATATGTATTGGGGGATAACAATGTTGAGCGCGAGTGGCGTGATTACTGGAGCCTTGATAGGAAGGTGTTCGCGACTGGTCGAACAATTCTTTAGATAAATAGCACCTAAGTTTGTAACAATGTATGTATTTTTCATCTAAAAGTCAACAATGAGCGGAGGAATTACCATGTCTAAAGCACTACTGAACACCAAACCCCGATACCCCCGTAAGGGTGTCCAACAACCAACAATGAACACGGTCATCATTCCTCAACTGTGCAACCTAACACCGATATGGGCCTTCGACCCCCCTATTTTTTTGACCGGTAAACGTGCGGGTGCGATCGAACTCGTCAAAGAATACATGAAAAACCAAGATGAACGCATGAAGCTCTCAAAATTAAACGCGCCGTTGCCGGAACCGATTCATAATGAACACGATGATCTCTCTTACAAGATGATTAAGGCGAATATTTTCGAATGTAGCCGCCAATGTACGGAATGTTTTTGGGAATTCGTCGGAGACAATACCACCTAAGTAGAAACTAAAGTTTGTAATTATTAAGAAAATAATGGGATCCACCCGAAGCCACCCACTCCCTCCAGGTATTTTTGTCCAAATGCCTTCACCACCCCCCGTAGAAATACCAGCTACGTCTAATGAATTTGATGACTGGACCGAGAAGGATTTCGACGAGGAGATCGACCGACTTAATAAACGTCTCAAAGAACTCGACGAGATTAAGAAAGAAGAATACGACCCTGATGTCCGTAAAATGGTTGAGAATGGAGAGCACATCTGTCACATGTTTGACGGAGAATGCCACGCATGTGAGATGGATGAGGAGGAAGTAAGGGTTTTAACTGAAGAAGAGGTTGAAAATGATCCTGAAATGACTGCTCAAATTTAAGCAAACCGCATGAAACCATCAGCAAATTTCATAGTTTTATAGCCAGTGTAATATAGATGCATATTCCACACACCATTCCTAGGTTTCATAACTATAGAATCTTTGATAGCAACTTTAATAAATGTCTTATCTGATTGTGTATTACTAAAATCGAAATAGCCAGTTGGACCTGGATCTCTCGGATTTAAAGCGAACGTATATGTGTATATATGATGTTGTTTAGGCAACGATAATGTATTTTTCGAACACGTATAAAATCTGAAATATTTAGGACCGTTTTCTATAGTTCTAATTATTTTTTCACCGTTAATATACATTTCTACACCTGAAACATTATCATATTCTGAATATAAGTCATCTACTAATTGTCCAACAGGTAGGGCAGATGATAAATTAAATCGATTTGTATAATTTGCATATTGTGGATATGTAGTTCCATTGTATATAGATTGATTCACTGTTCCCATGACGGTATCGACTGGGTTATATTCCTTTTCAAAATCACTATTTCGTATAAACCAGTGAAACGTTTTAACAGGGATATCAGGAATCAAATTTGCTACGATTTCATATACAAATGGTTTATTCTCATATGTTGGATGTATACCAACAAATTCAGTTGTTATCGTTTGTGGTTCTTTTACCAGAAATAAACGTTCCTCATTTGTTAATTTGATTTCATCCGTTACGATATTGAAATAATCGAGTTTTATATCACTTTCTGTGGGTGTAAAGAATGTTTTTTCATGGAATTCTATTTCGAACTCAATTTTTTGTTTATGTATTGAACATAACGGAAAATATGGTTTTTCAGAAACATTGGAATCAAAACGTCTAGAAAAGAAGAATCTCAATGGTAATGTTATTGGAATCATTCGTTTATGTATATTTTGAAAAACGGCATTACTAGCCCATATTTTATGCGACCACCCCCTATTCAGATTTAGTTCCGACATTTGCTCTTCATCGACATCTTGGTAAATGTTATGGTATATGACGTTCCAATCAGAGTCTATTGTTTCGACTAGAATTTCATCTACGAACATAGTTACACTTTTAATTAAGTGGTAACCAATCATGGGTGCGTACCTATCCAATGGTCCTGGTGGATTGGTGGGAAATGCTGGTAGGGGTATAGTTATAGCCATATTTGATAATAAGTCACCCATTAATTTGGGATTAAACTCGACCTTGATTTTCTTACCCCATGGCCAATTGGATTCATTTTCCGTATTTTGTATAGTCTTAACTTTCTGTTTTGTACAAAAAGGACTATGTTGTTTGTATGAATTTTTAAAAAATGAATTGTCCAAGTCTTTGGAAAGTAGGTGAGTGTCCTGCTTTCCAATAGCTTTCAATGAAATTTCTGAAACTTCACTCCCCATACTCTATACATATAAAATAGCTTTAATACTTTTCATAGATAGTCATTATGTGCCCGATCTAAAATGTATATAGAATTTCCATTAGTCGCTGACCATGGTGCTAAATTTCTGACACTCACGCTTCTGTAAGTTGAAAGTGCGTAGTATGCGGTGTTACTCCCTACAAATGTCCTCGCGGTGAATTGTGATTCACCGTTTGTGTTATTGAGTGTTGTTGTATTATTACCACCATCATACCATGCTTGGCTCATTGTACTCCCACCTACATATGTAAGTTGAGGATTGCCACTGGAATCCATAGAACCATTTAGTCTATCTGTGGTAATGTTATATGAAGTACCAGTGTATTTATACACACGCAATCTTGCGGACATACTATAATTTTTTCGCCAATAATGAGTAACATTCGTACCGGTTCGTACTTGATAAGATTGTCCCCATTGGTTAGTATACGTGGTGTATATAGGTGAGTAGGTGGTATTCCATACGTATGCGCCGCCCACAGTGAATGTTCCAGTTAGAGAACATATAATTTTTGTATTATTATACTGAGTAGACCCTACATAAACCTGACAAGAAGCATTTCTACTATTATCTGTGTACCTCGCCATAATTCTGCTAGCACCGCTATAGTATTCTGCATTGATAGAAAAATTACCTAGCCGAGCTATAAGTCCCTTTGAATAATTAGTACTTGATACAGCGCGACTGGTAATTGTTGTGTGCGCCACTAGAGTGGCCTGTGAATGATTCCCGAGGCTACCAATGTAATCACCCCCACTTACATTGGTTGTTGGTCTTTGGACGATTATGTTCTGATAATAATTGCGTATAACCCGAGTTGAGAGCTGTTGATTCGCCTGATTATTACATAGAGGTCTATATGAACGTGTAACTTTCTGTACGGTTCGACCGGAAACGGTTTCATTTGTTGTCGTGTCATACCATGTTACATTACTATTCCATGGACTTGATGAATCTACAAGTGGTTCGTAATAACTAAATGACTGAATGGTTGTAGAAGGTGAAAACGATATTGCATTAACAGTGACAGTTCTAGATCGAGTAAGTGAGTTCCCACCCAATACTTTACTGGTAGCTACCCAATTGATTGTATATGAACCAGAGGTACTTGTATTAAGATTACCTGAACTGTATACAGGTGTATTTGTAGTATCTGCTACAACACTTGTAACCCCTCCGTCTGTATACGTACCACACTGTGTCAGTGACTGGTTACCTCCATTTAGTGTGAAACTCGCGGTGGCCGCACTAGTACTATATACTTGAACAGTTCTATAAACTGTTCCTACATTTAGAGCTCTATCAGTAGCTGAATAAGAAAGATAATAAGTACCCGGTGTAGCCATGTTAATTGGGTTATTTATGGTATATGATAAACTTTGATCTGGTGAGTTAATAGTAACTGGTGGATTTGGTATTCCCAGAGATCCACCATAATTTTGAACCACTTTAATATAACTAGATCCTTGTAAATTTAGAACGGGTGCAACAGTGTCATTTGTAACAGTAATTGTTCTCGAATTATTTCCTATATTTCCAGCTGAATCGGTTGCGGAATACGTCACTACATATGTACCAGCTTGGGTAGGATTTACAGCACTGACAACTGTACCATTTCGGCGCACAACCTTTGTTACGGCTTCACCTCCATCGGACGTGGCTCCATATTCTGTATATGTTTCAGAGTAACCGTTTCCCGAATTATACACCAAATCCACTGGATTGTAACTAGGTGTATTTAGATTTATAATTGGTGCACTAGTATCTCTAGTATAGATAACCTGTCTTATAATGGTTCCGGTATTACCAGCTATATCTGTCGCACTATAAACGACATTGTAAGTCCCTTGTGTTGTTGATTGAATCGCACTGGCATCTATAGTGACTGTCTGACCACCATCAGCTGTGGCACCATACTCTGTATACGACTGAATATATGTTGGAGAAACTGAGTCATTAAATATCAAATTAATAGGATTCGCAGCCGCGTTATTTAATGTTATAACGGGCGGTATATCATCTTCAGTAACTATAACAGTTCGTGTTGTAGTTCCTATATTCCCTGCAGTATCTGTTGCTGTATAAGTAACTGTATATGTACCTTCGGTTGTAATATTTACTGCACTATTATCTATAACAACGGTTTCACCAGTGACTGCTGTGGCCCCATATTCCACGTATGGTTCTGAATAGATAGGTGAAACCGTGCTATTATATGTTAACCTTACTGGGTTTTCACTGGGGTTAATTAGAGTTACCAATGGTGCTGTGGTATCTTGAGTAACTATAACAGTTCGTGTTGTAGTTCCAATATTCCCGGCAATATCAGTTGCTGTATAAGTAACTGTATAGGTACCTGCCGTAGTTAGATTTATAGCACTACTATCTATAACAACTGTTTCGCCACTGTCTGCTGTGGCCCCATATTCCACGTATGGTTCTGAATAGGTAGGTGAAACTGTACTATTATATGTTAACCTCACTGGATTTTCATTGGGGTTAGTTAGTGTTACCAATGGTGCTGTGGTATCTTGAGTAACTGTAACTGTTCTCGTATTAGTTCCACTATTTCCGCTAACACTAGTTGCTGTATAAGTAACTGTATAGATACCCGTCACAGATGTATTCACACTATTGACACTTACCACCGTACCCCCACTGATAGGTCTTCGAGTCAAAGTTATGATTATAGCTTCACCCCCATTAGATGTAGCTCCATACTCCGTATACGTTTGTGAATAACCAGTCAAATTATTGTAAATCAAATTTACATTATTATAGGATGGTGTATTTAGTGTTACCAATGGTGCTGTGGTATCTAGACTAACTATAACAGTTCTTGTATTAGTTCCAATATTCCCGGTAATATCAGTTGCTGTATAAGTAACTGTATAGGTACCTGCCGTAGTTAGATTTATAGAACTACTATCTATAACAACTGTTTCACCACCATTAGATGTAGCACCAAATTCTGTATAAGATTGAAAATATACAGGTGATACTGTATCATTATATATTAGATTGATTGGATTTGCACTTGGATTAGTTAGGGATATTAATGGTGCTGTGGTATCTAGACTAACTATTACACTTCTTGTAGTAGTTCCTATATTACCAGCGGTATCTGTTGCTGTATACGTTACTATATATGTACCAGCTGTATTTGTATTTACCGCACTACTATCTATAACAACTGTTTCACCGCCATTAGATGTAGCACCAAGTTCTGTATAAGATTGAAAATATACGGGTGATACTGTATCATTATATATTAGATTGATTGGATTTGCACTTGGAATAGTTAGGGATATTAATGGTGGTGTGGTATCTAGACTAACTATAACAGTTCGTGTATTAGTTCCAATATTTCCACCCCCATCTGTAGCTGTATAAGTAACTGTATATACACCTTCAATAATTGGATTCACCGCAGCAACTGTTACACTCGCACCCCCACCAATAGGGGTTCTAATAACCGTGGTAATTATAGATTCACTTGTGTCTGACACGGCACTGTATTCTATATACGGTTGAAAATATACCGGTGTAACTGTATCATTATATATTAGATTAATTGGATTCGCACTCAAAAAGTTTAGACTTACAACTGGGGCAACTGTGTCAATAACATTTACAGTTCGAGTAAACCCCTTTTCATTAGTATTTCCATGTTCATTAACCACCGAATATTCGAATGAATAAGACCCAATTACATTGATATTTAGGTTATTACTACTATCAAATGTGAAATCGGGTGAAAGAGATATACCTGGATCAAAGTATGATTGGTAACGTTCATGATTGATGTATTGATTACCATCAAATACTTCATTAATAAACGGTCTCGGAAAATTTCTTAAATTTCCCATACTTTCACTTTTTCTATTGGCAATCAAAGGATACAATAATTGAGTTGTCCCATTATTTATTTGCATGACATTGTAACTTTTGGCGTAAACTGAAATATCATGTTGATGTGTCCAACCTGTTTTAAATCCCTCCACAGTCAATATTTGATTTTTTACGGTTGAAAAATTTAATTGACCCGAAGGTTTCCACGATTCTGGGCGAGTACCAAAACTCCATAAATAAATACGTCGATTGAGTGCGGTGTGTGTATGATATTTGGAAGATGGAATGACTCTCATAAAGTGTGAAGGAAATTCACCTATACCGTTGACTGGTATAACTTCCTCATCATCCAATGTTAATGATATACTTTTGATGGATTCCATAACCGGTTGCGAATATTTACTCGATGTAAATACGTCATTTGTCTCTCTATTACCATAATTTCTCACAAAGCCATCAAAATCTGTGACACCTTGAAAAAAACACACTTCTGATGTATTTACGTTTGAATCTTGTAATAATTCGAGGGCGCGGTTATTACTTTTTTTCACTACAAAAAATAATTCTTTGACCGGGTTACAAAAATTTAGTTTGAATTGATTATTTTGTGATTCTTGTACAAAATCGTCGTCATAATTGATTCCTTGGTACTCCCTCCAGTTAAATTTATTGACTTGTAATTGTGTTATAATTTGTGTGATAGGGGTATTTTTAATTTTAGTTTGTTCAAGTTTATCGAGATGTATTAATTCTAATTTTAATTTACATGTGTTTATTTCAATATTGATATCGTTATAATTTTTGGGTGTTATCGTGTCTCTAGAAAATAATTGGATATTACCACAACTTTCGTTAGTTGGTACATTTGGTACATTATTTAACGGGTCAAATGAGGTATCTTTAAATGGTAATTCAGATGCGGGTTCCCAATCTGCATTACTCGCTGATACAGCTATATCGTTACCATCAGTCGTTATGGCTATATTATCAGATCCAAATTCAGCATCCGCATCTTCATCGACCTTTTGTGATATAATTGATTTGAAATCAAAATTTCCAGAATCATTCAATTGATAGATTGATACCCACCCACCATTGGTTTCAGTGGGGGACTTATGTGAACCCAAAGTTGTATTAGATTCCGCACCCACGATTAAAGTTTTATCATCATCACTGAGATCTAATGTTTTACCGAATTCCCATCTTTTTTGTATAGGGTCATTCCAAGAAGTGTATAAGGCATGTTGATATTTTCTAGCATGTTCTTTTCTGTCGGCTAAACTAGGTAATTCTGGATATATAGTTTGATGTAATTCATACCGTCCACCAGCCACAACTACGTTTACACTACCACCCATTCCGGGGTGAATACTACAATAATAGTAAAATTGAGTACCTGTGAGACCTACTGGAACTGTAAACTGTGTCCGATAAGTACCTTCTGGTGCACCATAGACTGGAATAACCGTATTGACTGTACCAGTAAATGTATATTCCGAACCACCTGCATGGGTACCATCACTCGTCGTCGAGAATTTAAAGGGGTGTGCGGGAAGTGAGCCACCCGATGTAGGATTATTGAATGTATATGTTACACCTTCAATAAGTTCGATTGTAGCTTGTTCAACACTATTTATGTAAAATTTACCCCCCGAAGCTGTTATGTTATACACACTTGTAACTGTTGGCGTATCATTTTTTTTATACACTTGTATACGTCCAACATTCCAGTTGACGTTATCGGATTTACTAAAGTTTAACCGAGTAGGTGGAACCCAATGTGGCTCTGATACTACCAATAATTGACTTGTTCTAGATATGGCTATTTTTCTACCAAAATTAAAATTATACGTTGGTGTATCAGGTGGAGTTAACGTTTGTATAAGTGAAAATGATTTATCCCATTCACGTTTGTATTCGCGGTAGTAAGTCCAATCATGAAAATTCCATTCATATATTCGCACAGCACCGGGAATAGTCTTAGATTCTGTATCACCAACATAACTATATGCGACTGTAATATTTCTTACATGTCCCCAAAAGAGAGCGAAGTTTCCATTATCTTGAATTGCGGTACGTCCATCGAGAAAGTCTGAAGGATATTGATTTGTTTCCCAATAATCACTCATTTGTAAATCAGATTTCCGTCTAGATGAAACATTCGTTCCACGACTTGTACTATCCAAAACGATTCTCGTATTTGGCCAGGCAAGGCGATATGTACCTGCGGGACCCGCAAAGTAATCAGTTTTAATACCAGAATACATGCTGGTAGTGGAAACTGGTGATCCGGTGGTATAACCGGGTGTTTGGGGACTCCCATATGGACACCCATTAGCTCCATTTGGTATCCATGTGAACATTCGTAAATCATTAGGCCAGTCAGGATCCCCTAGAGTGGCTACAATTGCTTTACCTGCCGATGTAATTCGGGTAACTCGACCAAATGAGGTTGTCAAGCTTGAGAGTTGATAGGGGTAAATATTGAGGGGAGTGTTTGTCCCTGTGTAACCTGAGGCTAACATGGGTTCATTCATAGAACCCATGAATTTAGGTGTATCTGGTCCTGTACCATAACTCAGATCTCTCGCATAATTATGTAGAGGCCAATGTAACTCTAGCAGACCTAATGTAACCACGTCACTAGAAACCACTTTTCCAGATTCAATATTTTCCAATTCTATTAGTCGTGATTTTATTTCACTTGTGGTTTCCGATGAAATAGAGGTCTCAGGAGTCCATGCGTCATTATACCCTTCTCCAACTGGAAAATGTCTAAATATACGAACGAATCCCCCACCTAATGGGAAATCAGTTGGGTTCCCATCCCCATAGGGTGGCGTCCGCGCTTCGTATGGATATTCATCAGCACGGACGATCCGGTAATAATGTGTATCGTATGCGCTAAAATTGGTCAAATCTGAGGGACCAGAATATATACCCAATACTTCACCAATTTCTATACAACACGCCACCAACCCATGGTTCAACCAATTGATTGGTACAGATTTTTCATTTTGTGTACCTATATCTGTGAATGGGTTATCACTCCCCCCGTATACATTCTCCAACTGGTAGTTGTAAACATCATTTAACATATTCGGACCCGTTTTTTCAATCGAAAATGATGCATATGAAGTCGTATCTGGGTAATTTTTATCCAGTAAACTCAAGAGCCATGTACTCATATAAGGATTGATCAATGTAGCATTTTTTGAGAATTCTTTATCACCAGTGATAATGCGCATAGCTACAGAGCCACTTGCTAAGCCTGGTAATGAATGAAAAAACGTTTTACTCATATCTGAGTAGGTAAAGTGTTCAGGAATGACGCGGGTTCCCGAATACCAATCCGATACATCATACGTACGGGCTCCATTATCTTTAAAAAAATCTAGAATTGACCACGATGGTTTAATATAGGTTTCCGAATATGGGTAATAATCACGGGTTGTATGTTTCTTATTATATTTATGGATACCCAAACCATTTTGTCCCAATTTCGCATTTGTCATGTTCGCACCCGGATTATCGTACCATGGAACCCCACTATACTTGAAATATGAATAACTTGTTCTGTTCCAACCTTTAATTAACTCTAGGAAGATTACATTTTTATTAGGTATCCAGCTTTGATCATAATATGTAGGAAATGGAAAATTGACTGATTCTTCTCTATAAATATCAGAAGTTTTAGAAAATAGTATATCCTTAAGATCTCTAAACTTTATTTCAACCTCAACTTCTTGTTTCGTGATCGCACACAGTGGTAAAGTCAACTCCGTTGTATTATAAAAATAAAATGGTAGATCAATCTGAAAATCGAATTGTTTTTGTGTATTCTTTGTAGAAAATGTCTTTCTACAACCATACCAACTAGAAAATACAGATGACGGGATTAGTCCAGTGATATTTTCAATACCTTCTTGTTGCCTAGAGTTATTAAAATACGTTTTGTTTATAGTAATATAATTAGAATCTAGACGTTCAATGACTGTACCACCTATGATAAGGTCCGCATACTCGATGACAGCTATACCAGCTCCATCCTGATAATATAAATTCCATTCATTCGGGATGTCATCCGCTTTGATAGTCAGTGTTATAGATTTAAGTAGATCACCTACATTTTGAGGTATAGTAAACTTAATCGTTTTACCAAATCCAATACTTTCTCTTGTAGGGTTTATATCTGTAGAATTAATTGAGAAATTCGGGCGTTTGGTTACTTGTTTATGGAATAATGTACCCTCGGGATTTAGTGATAGATATTTATCATTTTCACCATACGTTACAACATCTAACCTACCGGCCATTAATATATTAGAACATTAATATTTTAAGCCACATAACCCATCATTGAATACAAGAATGTTATAGTTTACTGCGTACAGATATAATTTAGATTTATATAGATCGTTCCACACAGTGTAAATTGAATTGGGATCAGGTGCTTTAAACTTAAATGTGAAAGTTTGATGTACTATACGACTCATGTTTAGATGTCCAGTTGGTTCATGTGTATTGGGATCTATACACAGTGGATATACATAAAATAAACCATTTTTAACCTTGAAAGTCTTAAACCAACCTAACGTAGTCGTCGATGAAAACGCCGGGTTCGATGGCGTGCCAGGTAATCTACGAACTGCTTCAAATGATAGCATATCATTTATTGGAATAAACGTTTCGTTATAACGATTAGAGGACCTATGCCATATCAATTTTTCCTCTACTATATCACTTGGTGATTTATATTTATTTAAGAATTGATGCGACGACAAATCATTGTGATTACCACTAAATAATACTATATTATTGATTTTCATATTTGCGGAAACAAGTTCTTCATTTATATTAGATCGATTTGTTAATTTTTCCCATGCATCATGTTTAAGAAAAAACATAAACTCGCGTACAGGGTTCTTGAAGTTACACATAAAAGAATGTTCTTTATCAATATCTGTTGATTCTATAATTTTACTTGATAATTGTGTTTGTGTTATGATATATTCCATTGGTCGCGATTTAAAGAATGCCTTTTCTTCTTCCATTAGGTGATGATAATCAACATTAAGTGAAATCCGGTCAATTTTGAGATTTTCGGAATAGTCTACCGGCATATATGTAGTTTGAAAAACTGTGGGTTCCTTCATTTTTATACGTACTTCTAACGATTGTTTATACATCGCACACACCGGTAATGCGAGATGTGGATGTTTATAAAAATAGAATGGTAGATCTAAATAGAGTGGTATATTTCGTGAAAAATGTGAATTTACATTATAGGAATCCCTCGATAGAATGTTTAAATCATCTGTTTCAACTGATCTCAACTTGAGATACATGGATATATAATCCATTGTCAATCGATCTATGTGCTGACTTCCGATATAAAGGTCTATATATTCGATATTTGCTTTTATAAATGAATCATGTACATTTGATGTTATATCGTTATTCACAAATATTTTCAGTGTCATATTTGATATCATATCACCGGATGATGTTGATACCGGGCATGAAAGTTCTTGCCCCCTTACTGGACCACCATTAAACGGCATTTCAAGTGTTTGTGTAGTAAACTTCGTATATCTAGAAAAACGTGTCAAAAAATATGACATTTGTGGATTACCTGTTAAATACATGTCCTGTAGACCGGTAACAACTGTATCAAATCTACCAGCCATCCTTATAAAGTATGAAGTTTAATTTTTTAACTGACTTAGACAAAACAATGTATGAATATATAAGTATGGATGATTTGTTGGAAGTTATGCAACTGATTGACAAACATTCTGACAAATTACCAGAGGGGGACTATCTAGATATCTGTAACCACTTAAAGCGTGTATACAGTAAACGTTCAGACCCTGAGTTTTTCTTTGATTATGATACATTCGATGTACCGTATATAGGGCCAACGAGACAAATATACGATTATTTCTACGATTTATATAACAACCGAGCTTTAAATTTAGATATTGATTTTATAGGTGGTCAGATTGATTATCTACGAAAGGAGTTCAATACAACAGACCCTTTAAAAAGAAAAACGAGAAACATAAAAAAACTTGCTATTGAACACTATTGTTTAGCGAATGATCTTATACCAGAGGATCATACACCAGAGGAATTGGGTTTTAATGACGAAGATGTGACGAGTATGGCAAAGAATTACATTTATATCGAAAATGAATTCAGGGGAAAGTATCGTGCAGCGATTGAGAGACGTTTGAACAGTCTAGAAGATGCTGAAGATAAGCTTTATGAATTATAAAACGTAAGTGAAGTTCAAGAATACATAAATTACGTAACAAAATGGATAATTTAAAGAGCCTGATGACAAGTCTTGATGACATTTCCAAGTTGATCCCAGAAGGCACCTACTTGGAAATGTGTGACAATTTAAAGATGGTACATGACCAGATCCCCCGTAACAATGACCCCCCTGTTAGGGATAATAGACGACTCCCTTTCCAGGTGATTCAGCGTGGGGATAATGTTGAAAGTGAACCTAATCATGATATTATTTTAGAAGATCCAGATTGGTGTGTTGAAATGGATCAGAATGAAGAGATTATTCGTAAATTGCTTGCTGATATGAAGATTGCTGACAGATCACTAAGAATTCTTAAGCCTATTCAACACATTACTAAAAAGGTCAGGGAAGACGCTCTCATGTCATATTGTCGACAGGCTAATTTCTACCCTATGGAGATGACTGAGTGGACTTTTGAAAAATTCGTTGAAATCGCGACTCGTCACAACTGGCCGGAAAGCCATAGGAACAAGCGATATGAGAGAAAAATTCACGAGAACTATAAAATTGTCGAAAACCGCCGCATCGAGAGGCTAATAAGCGAGTCGGGGGAATTGAAGAGAAATTTAGAACGTGAGATTTCAGGGTATAGAGATCGTCAGAACTACCTGAGGTTTACTTACTACAACTTGTAAGTTTGTTCACACCACCATTTGTTGCCACCTGTGTACTCAAATATGATATGAATAAGTGCACCACCCAGGAAAAGTATCCAGAATATATCTAGCCCTTTAATATTTTTTAATATATAAAAGATTGTTACATTCATTAAGCCAATAATTACGGATTCCAGAAGAACATTATGGACTGGGCGTGTCATTTATTATATCCCACGAAAAAAAAATGTTGTTAGGTAGTATAATTAACAATGAAGAAAGATACTCAACAATTGATGATGTACATTGCTCTCGGTGCCGGTATTGCCACTCTCGTGCTCTACTTAACAGGACAACTCAAGTTTGTAGAGTTTCTCGAAGGTGAGGATGCCGGTGATGATGAATCAGACTCTGAAGACGAGGGAATGGACGGTGAACCCCTTCCCATGGGTGATTCCGATTCCGATTCCGATTCCGATTCCGATTCTGAAGACGAAGAATAATTATACATTCAACCATAAAATATAATAAATACCTTGTTTCTATCAAATTAACCCCTGATAAAAATCTAGACATATTATAAATGCAGCCTTACGCAACTGTATCTGAACCCAGTCCATTAAATGGTAATAGAGTTCCTGTAATCAACTCGAATACAAATAATGTGAATAAATCATTCTTTACTGAGTATCGTACTCAAATATTATACAGTATTGGTGTAATCGTTGCTATACTGTTTCTCACTATAGCCTTAAAAAAAAGGCGTTTCAGTTTTTATGATCATGGAAAGATCCAGACTGGTAAGAAAGGTAAGAAGGACAAGAAAGGTAAGAAGGACAAGAAAGGTAAGAAGGACAAGTGTCCAAAAGGGTGTACACCAGTTACTAAGAAAGTTATAAAAAATTCTAAAAAGGGTACATCGTTTGACCCAGCTCTTACTGATAAAAAGCCGATTGTTAAACCAATTCAACAATAAAATATTGATATAATATAAATGGAGCCTTATGCTACAGCAGCACAACCAGGACCACTAAATGGGAATAGAACGTTTGTCGATACGACACGTTCCGCTGATTCATTTTTATCTAAGTATAAATATTGGTTTATTGGTGGATTCATTCTTATAATGATTCTTTTAGCAGTTTCTATATTTACATCAATCAAGAAGAAGCGACCCAGGAGGAGGCGACCTAGAAGGAGGCGACGATAAACAACACCTAAGTTGGGAAAATGAATATAAAAAACAATTTTAAATTGATAATGTCTATATCAGAATCTACCCTTACCGAAATTTTGAGTACTCTTCAAAATCTCCGTAAAGAGATCGCTTCACTTAAAGGTGAAGAGAAAACACGAGTAATATGTGAAGGTGTGACAGGTAAAGGTGTTCCATGTCGTAACAGGGCATGTACCGACTCTAAATTCTGTAAAATGCATTCAGAGACTAGACAACGTGTAGAGAAGAAGGAAAAGAAAAAACGTGAAAAAAAGGAAGTAAAGCCTAAAAAAATCCAACCCGAACACACACATGAGATTGGTGTCATCCCAAATGAACCGTGTCCATTATGTATGACTCATGGAGATGTATTAGACGCTAAATTACCTGAGGCAACCTTCGAAAGTGAAGATATTACAGAACGTTTACGTAAACTATTAGAAGATGAATCGGATACTTCTTTTAGTGTGATTGAAAC